ATGGTATTGTAGTTGAGGCTAAAGAATACCTTGCATCAGGACATTTTAAAATTGTTGATGATGTAAAAAGAACAAGGAAAGTAATGGTTTCCGATGAACTTAAAAAGGAAGTCAATAAACTCAAATATTTCTTACTTAATTTAACCGGACATTGGATAGCCCCATATTCAAAGTTTTACGATAATCAGTCATATTCAATACTTCCAATTACAGATGCGGAACCATCTAAAGTCCATCTTCTGCTAAAGTATTTGTGGAACATCATAAGTGTTACGGGTGCCAAAGCTACCAAGAAAGGGTTTTTATTAACCGGAACTATTGAAGCAGTTGAAGGTAAGAAAATGGGATTCAGCACTCCGTTTATCACAGCTGATGATGATATAGGTTTCTTTTCAGAAGCTCAAACAGTGCTTGATAATATTGCTAAAGAAATATCAGGATATTTACGTGCTCAGGCTATTCCTATTGATCAGGCAATAAAAGAACTTCCGGAAGAGCTTAAAAGTGGAAAGAATAAAGATGAAATTGTTGAAGCAGTTTTTGAATATATGATGAAACGTGGAGCCATTATCATGATGGACAATGAGGCTTCTGATACAATGCTTAATGAAAATAACAATGAAGATGAATCAGTTTTACACAAAAGTACTCGCACTATTGACGCGAAACTTCAGCAGGAAGCAAAAAACGATGATTCTGAAGAAGAAGAATCAGATCAAGAGCAATCAGAACCAGATCCCGATAATGGTGGGAATAAAGGGTTACAGGAGAATAAACCTGATTATGAACAGGAGGATAGCAATGGGGAATCCGAAAATATTACAGTCGATGAAAAGAAAAACCCTTATGGGCCACCAGCAGCGGACATACCGGCAGACATAACAGGTGATGTTCCTCGTAACAAAACAAAAGCTGAACAAGCTGCTAATATTGATTTAACATTACTTGAGCATTCAGAGAATATGGGTGTTGAACTTCCTGATGAAGAACAAGAGGAGGGAACAGACGAATGGTAGATAACATCTTTAATAAAGACGACTCCGTTTATTTTAAAGAAGATACTCACCAATACTTTACAAAATTCGGGGAAGAATTAGCTAGTACGACAAGGGTTATTGGAAAAGTAAAAATGCCTTTTGATCGTCAAGGAATATCTCTTGCTATGGCAAAAGGAGACAAGTCAGAGCAAAAGAAAATATTAGCTCAATGGGATGAAAAAAGAGATTCATCTATCGACAGAGGTAACTGGATACATGATAATCTTGAGAAATACTTATTAACCGGAGAGATTGACCCTAAGTTAAATGATGTAGTAACTCAGTTAAATCCAATATTTAAAGAGGGATACCGTTATTATCCTGAAGCTTTAATCCACTCAATGGAATATATGGTAAGCGGAATGAGTGATCTTGTTGTTCAAAGACAGAGAAGTAAAGATACTGTATTTGATTTTTATGATTACAAAACCAATGAATCAAAAGGAATAGAATATGATAGTGTATCAAGAAAGAAAATTCCTTACAAGCACTATAACAGATTTCTATTACCGCCATTAGATCATTTGGAAGATTGTAACTTTAATCATTATGCTTTGCAGTTAAGCGTTTATGCTTTTATGTCTCAGATAACGTGGGGTATAAAAATTGGAAGAATGGCTATTTTGTTTGTAGATAATCATTTGAAATTACATAAAATACCCGTTCCTTACATGAAATATGAAGCTCAGGCATTGCTTGAACATCATAAATCTTTGAAACCTTTACCTGAAATGAATGTAAAGGAAGATGAAACCTATGAGGAGGACGACTGGTAATGGCAGTTTTTCAAATGGATAAAAACTTTGAGGTTATACTCAATCCGGATGCTGTTAAATTAGTTCCGGAATTGAGTAACCTTAATAACGATGAACTTCGCTATGTAATTCTTGTTGTTGATTATGTAGACGGTCCATATAGAAAGAAGCCTATATCGGAACGCCGGTTAATGGCCAGAAAAAATGTTTATGGAGATTCGAAAAAGAATCCAGAGACAGAGAAAATACAGCTGGCCATGGATGTTTATAAATCATTGGTTTTTGATATAAGAAGGGAAACTATTGATATTTATATTGAAAAGATCCGAAAGCTTCAAAAAGAATCTATTGCTCCAGATACTACTTTTTCAAGAATGAAAGAAATTGATTCAACGATCAATTTTATGCAGGATAGAGTATCGTCAATGCAGCATGAATTAGATATTGAAGAAGGAGATAACATTCAGTTAAAAGGGCAAAAGAAATTAAGTTATATTGAGATGTGGCAAAGAAGGCAAAAAGATTATGCTGACTTTAAGAAAAATACTTAATGGGATTTCAGAAACCATATACACCGTTAATCAAAAGAAGAGGATTTGATCCATCGCCAGTAGCGGGTAATATACCTATCTATGCCGATGGAAAAAGTAATATAAAAGTTATCGGTACCCGGGATTATGAACAATTTTGGGATGAGCAGTTTGACCGTTGTTTAAATGGTTACGATACCGGAGGGATACATATTCCTGGCCGGTATTATTTTTTTTTAAACTTTGTGATTCTTCAGGGTCTTCGAGGCCCGACATATCCAATGTATGTAGATCTTGATTTAGAATATTACAAGTTAGTCGATTATGTAAAGAAATATCAAAAGACTGGTATAGTAATGCCTAAAGCCAGGCGTAAAGGAGCGTCTGAAAAAGCTCAGACAATTCTTAGTCATGGTATTAGATTTATTGAAGGATATAGAGGTGCTATTGCAGCAGGTCTTGAAACTTATCAGGTTGGTTTAAGAAAAAAGTTTGATGCAGCACAAGCTAAATTTCATGATGAGCTTCGTTTAAATTTTCTTAAGGATAATGATAAAATGTTTCATGTCGGTTATGAAAGAAAAGATCCTATCGGCGGGTATGTTGAAGACGGATATGGGGGTAGGCTATCCTTTGAAACAATGTATGACGATCCAAAGAAACTCGAGGGTGAATATTTTCATGATGTTGTTTTTGAGGAATCTGGACAATTTAAACTTCTTGGCCAGGCATTTGAATCTATTAAACCTGCACTTGAATTTGGTTCTCAGATATTAGGTACTTTCTATATTTATGGTACCGGTGGAAATATATTATCAACTTCAAAAGATTTTAAAGAATTTTGGGATAATGCTGAATCTTATGGATTAGAAAAATTCTGGGTACCTGGTACTCGTCTTTATTTTCCATTTTTTGGAAACAAGCAAAGTGAATATCTAATTGATCCTGACGATGGGAAAAAAGTAGATGCTATTCCAAATTTGAGAAAATATAAAACGTGGCAAAGATTAGGATGTGAAGATATTGAAGCAGCTCAGGATTTTATTTTAAGAAAAAGGGTAGAATATTCAAAGTTGCCAAATAAGAAAAAATTAAAAGAACATAATCAGAACTATCCATTAACAATTGAAGAAGCTTTTACGTCAGGTGGAAGCAATAATTTTAATGATGAAAAAATATATTCTCGTCTTTTTGATATAGAAGGTGATAAAACTTCATACAAACCTATGATTCTTGACTGGGTTTATGATATAGATGAGGATGGAATAAAAAGAAGAAAAATGCCTTTGGAAGTAACGGCACGTCCGGCTAAAAAAGGTGATCCTGAAGGACATATTGTTTGGGTTTATCAAGAACCAAGAAAAGATATACTTGATCTTGATATTGGTGGTATTGACGGATATAACCAAGATCAGACACAATCAGGTTCTTCATTGGGTGCAATGATTGTTGCTAGACAAGGAAATAAAGTAAATTTAGAAAATGAAGGGATACATAGAGCTGAATATCCGATATGCTTATACTATCAGAGACCGGCAAGGAAAGAAATGTTTTATGACAACTGTCTTAAAATATCGGTATGGTACGGACTTAAACGAAATACCATGTGTAATGCCGAGCAGGATTTTGTCATCGACCATTATCTGAAAAATGATGGAAGGATTTATTTATCCCCAAGGCCAAAAGCTTTTGATTCTCCAAAGAGTCAGCAATTACATAAATTTGGAGCAAAAATGACTGGGTATTCTAAACCTTTAATACTTGGAGTTGTTCAATCATGGGTAGAGGATTTTGTGCAGTTCTGTAATTTTCCTCAATTACTAAGAGATTTATTAGCATACGATGAAGAATATATAGGTACAGACTGGGATAGCGTTGATGCATTGGCTTATGCAATTATGCGTATTAATGACATGAAAACAAGGCCAAGAAAATCATCAGAAATAATGGCACCAAAATATGATGATCCGGAATGGACTCATGATCAAAATGGAAATGCTATACTTAAAAGTGATAAAAATAGCAAAGGAACAAAAAAATTTTCACCATCAGAATTGTCTGAAGGTCAAGGTAGGTGGAGGCCCGGCTATTCTTATGAAAATGAAAATTCAGATCCGGACATAAAAAAAACATTATAAATTTTTATTTGTTAATTATTTTTTTATATTTTTGAGAAACCTTGATAGCATGGCATTTCCAGACATAACAGATGTTGATTTTTCGAAAGAAGGATCTAATAACCAGCAAGTTAAAGAGATGCTTGACTATGCAGTTTTTCAATGGGAAGCTCGTTCAGGCAGGCGTGCCAGGTTAGATAAACTCTATAATTCGTATAATGGTGTTGTTGATAAAGCAGAAATTGATAGCATTATTAAAACAACCGGAAAACAATCAAAGACAAAGTATATTAAGTACCGATTAGGTAGATCAAAATTAAAACAACTTCATGGAGAGTTCCTCCAAATTCCAATAGTAGCACAGGTATCGAGCGTAAATAGAGATGCTCAAAATGAAAAAATGCAGAAGTATAAAAATATGCTTGGCATGGCTTTGGCTAAACCTTATATTGAATCAGCTAGAGCTCAGGGATATAATGTTTTTGAAGGAATTAAAATACCTGATAAAAACGATAAGAGTTATTGGACAATGAATAACTTCAAACTTGCTAATGAGATGGTTATGGGAACCATTATTCAGGATAAGTTGAAAAACGAAAGACTTAAAGCTCAATTTTATCAGAATTTTGTTGATCTTACTATAGCAGCTGAGGTTTT